TGAACTGCCTCATCCGCGGCCTTTACCCTAGCGCCTAAGTTACGATCAAGTGCTCGGAAATCCATAGGAGTTCGACTGGACGAAGCAAGTTGATCCAAGGCTCCCTCGCCAGAGATTGCTCTTTCTCGAACGGTGCCACCACGCTCAAACTTCTGTACCTCATTCATTAACGGCTCGGACGAAGTCATGATGCCGCTCATCTGGGACAAACGGTTTCTTGCGCCTCGATTCGAAAAGAGCTTTCTGTCGTTTACGTTCATAGTAACTCCTTACTGTCCTGCGCGGTACATACCGTAAAGTCCGGTGGCTAACCCGCCAGCCTGAGACATGAAACTTGGGCTCGGCGTAGAAGCCTGTGTGAAACTTGACTGACCAATCGGCATACCTTGGTAAATATCTGAGTAGAAACCAAGCTCCTGCATCGGCTGTTGATACTGTTGATACTGGTTTGCGAACTGCGCGTCCAGAATTGCCTGCTGTTGCTGCTGCTCCTGACCACCGATGTTCATCAAAGTATTCATGTCGTTTAGGTTCAGACCCTGTTGCGCCTCGCCAAGCTGCGCTTGCTGCATGCCCAAGGATCCAAGACCCTGACCAACACCCGCAATGCCCGATCCCAACTGGCCGTACTGACCAGCAATCGCGCCCATCTGACCTGCGCCCGCCAGTCCCATTTGACCGTACTGCTGACCCATCTGACCAACTTGAGCACCCAGACTTGCCGCTTGACCTGCGCCTTGCATGCCCATCTGTGCGCCCTGCATACCAAGTCCAGCACCTTGGCCCTGCGTTCCCGCCGCCATTTGAGCCCCCGCCAGTCCCATTTGACCCGCGGATTGTGCGCCTTGCATGCCCATTTGTGCACCTTGCATCTGAGCTTGACCCGCTTGCTGTGCCGCGCCCATGCCCATCTGCGCTGATTGCGCGCCCAAGGCTCCAGCTTGACCCGCTGCCTGCATTCCCTGCCCAGTGCCAGCAAGATTGAGTTGTCCGCTCGTGGCACGGTTTGCTGCTGCCTGACCAAGTCCCGCCAGTCCAAGCTGCGTAGCCTGTGCCGCGGTGTTCGCACCCGCTTGTGTACCTTGCATAGCCGCTTGTCCGGCTTGACCTGCTGCCGACATACCCGTCTGCGTAGCTTGCAACCCTGTGCCCGCACCCGCCTGACCAAGTTGACCCATAAGACCCGCTGCTGATTGCTGCCGACCTTTGGCCGCTTCGTATGCGGCTTGAGCTCTTTGAGACGCGCTCTCATATCCAGCCTGACGCATTCCCGCAGCAGTCTTAGCCTGCTGGTCCAACACGTTTCTACTAATCTCCGCGCCTTCGATGCCTTGGCGCGAGCCACCAAAGGCCCCCGCACCAACTGCTGTTGCACCAAGTTGATTCTGTTGCTGCTGCCCAGCGCGAGCAACATCCGCCATAGCGGCGTCAATTACTGACTGCTCGTATGGGTTCATGTAATCGCCAATAGCTGAAGGATCAAACTCTGCCGCTGATCCTTGAAGGCCGGATATACCAGCCTGCGCCGCGCTTAAACCAAATTGGCCTAGCTCGTCAGCCGCACTACCAGCCTTTAAAATGTTCTGCGCGGTCTGCTGCCCTTGGCTCTCCATGCGCTGCCCGTATTCCGGCAACTGTTGCAATGCCCCAAGGCCTACGCCCTCGGCCTTTCGACCTAAATTCATTACGTCTGCGCCTGCACCCATACCTGCACGTTGTGCTAACGCACCAATGTCTTGGATGTCAGAAGCCGATCCAGTCAAAGCAGATTGCCCTGCCCCAACCTGACCTAGAATATTCTGTGCTGTTTCCTGCCCAGCTTGTACGCCCATGTTTGAAGCGTCCGCTATTCCGCGAACTCCACCCGCCGCAGCAAGTTCACCACGTTGCCCAGCTTCTATTACGCCTTGACGGCCTAGCGCAGCAACATCCACCCCTGCTTGAGCAGCCGCTTGTACTTCGGGGATTGCGCCTTGTAGTTGTTCAACCGCGAAATCACGATAAGGAACCGCCCCAGTATATGAGTCCGTCACCATTTGCTGCGCCGCAGCTAACGGGTTGTACCCCTGCTGCATTGTTTGCAACGCAGTACCAAGGCCCGTGACCCCCGCTCCTACGCTTCCGGCACCCGCTTGCAGCATTGGCAAGTACGAACCAACCCCGGATTGCGCTAATTGCGTTGCTTGTGTTTGAAGAGGAGTTCTGCCCGCAACCTGTCGGTTAGGCATTTGTAAGTTAGCAAGCTGGGCATCTGTTAACTGTCCCGACCGAGCTTCGTACTGACGCATTGCCTCGTCGAGAATCCCAGTATAGTTGGAATCCGCCGTAGACATATAGTTTTTCATCCAATCAGGAATATCCTGAATGTTTGTTGTTGTACTACCTTCGGCCATTATGCTGCACCTCGCTCAAAATCTCGCATCATGGCGTACATTTTAGCCGCGCCCTGCTCTCGATTACCGTTTCCTGCGCCTTTAACTGCGCGTTCTGTCATTACAAATTCACCATCAGACAACGCGGCTTCCTGCACAGGTTGTCCATCTTGATATATCGTAGCCGGAATAGAATCGCTGCGCCCTGTCCCTGGGCCCTCAATATATCCGCCTTGGGCAAAACCCTCAGAACGTGGAGGCAAGCCATCAGGGTATTCAAATTGGTGCTTACGCCTAAACATTTCCTCGTATTCGTCCCGGGCTTCCGGAGTGCTAAAGCGTCTTCCGGTATATCTATCGACGTACAACTCTTGATTTAACCCGCTCTTAGGTTTCGTAAGCTCCTCAACCGCACCAAGGGCCGTGAGCCCCGTATAAAGCATCATCGGATTGCCACCGAGAACCTTGTCTATAATACCTTTTTCAGCAACCTTCTGTGAGCCTTGAGCTAAGAGGTTAGCTTGCGTTGTGCCTTGTATTGCTTGAGCCGCGGCTTGTTGAGTTGCCATTTGTTGCAAACCAGCCTGCGTACCTAAACCAAGAGATCCAAGTCCTCCGGTAATTGCGCTTCCAATTCCAGAGCCCTGTATCGCAGGACCAAAGACCTTGGCGCCAACTCCAGCAATCAAAGCGTCTTTAATAGCGTCTTTAGGTTTCTTCTTATCAATGATTAAACCGCCCAAGCCGGATCCAATGGCCGAGGCTATCGCTCCACCGCCGGGAATTAATAACCCCGCTATGCCACCTAATATAGATCCTAAACTCATTACGCTTCCCCTTTGATAGCTTCAGGCGCGGTCACAGTAATCATCGTGCTACGTTTCTCTGCGCCTGTCCAAGCCTGTCCACAATCTGGACAATTACCATCGGGGTAGCTTGCAATTTCTTCCGGCGTGTCAACCGCGTTTGTACAGTTCACACAATGGACTGTATCAGAACTTGTTGAAGGTTTCCAGCGGGAGCCGTCTGGCATTATAATTACACTCATGTTGTCACCGTTACTGTTCCGACAGAGCCCGTAGCTTGTGAACCACGAACATACGGAGAATAAGCTAAGGGCACTCTAACATAACCATCATGGTTAAAGATAGCCCCCGGCTCCAGTCCGCTGTCATCTGTTTGAAGATTAGTAAATACCGCAAAAGTATTGCGCCCCTCCCCTGGGTTCTGCATCTGCTCCAAGTATACAGAAAACGCCCGAACAATCTCAGCTAGATATTGTTGGTCATACTCTTTTGGAGCAACAGGAAAGAAAGGAAGGACAAGGTTACGAGACATTAGCGCATCCCGTCAGGCTGTATATCCACCCTCGGTGAACCCAGCCGCCACGTTGTGCCCGCATCCGTTGTTTCGATCTTAAAGGCAAACGATCTGCCCCTTAGTCGAACATGCACTTGCTCAGTAAACTGCTCCACCGGAACAGTTGCAGTTTTCTCCACGACCTTTGCGTTAGTCTGCAAATAATTACCGCCAGGGAAATTACGAGTCTTGAGAGTCATCGTGGCCTGTGGAGTTTGATTGGTGCTATCGCGGAATGTTAGGTCAGGAATCATACGACGCAAGAATGCAAACTGATCCCCCTCCCCTAGATCCATCTGGCTACTCTCGATGTACGCACTGATACCACTAGCTGGGTTTGTACTACCGTCGTCAAAACCCTGCTCCTGATAATACAAGACATGGTCCGATGCCGCTGCAACGGGTAGATCCTCTACGCCCCGATCCAACCAGCATGTACGGTTTAACGACCCATAATACCAGATCTGCTGCTGGTAGTTATACACAACGTAGCTGTCGTTTTCAGTGCTAGAAGCCGATGGATAGAACCACCAAACCTCAGAAAACGCCGTGTTCGTACCCGCGGTAACCTTTTCTAGCTGATCGGAGTTAATGTTGCTAAACACATAGTCCCGAACAGTACACGGCAACCGCTGCACCGCACCGCCGTAGACATAAAACTCTTCTGCACCCATCCAATACACGTTGTCCTCAACCGCAATAGCCGCCAACGGACCCGCAATCGTGATGTTTTCAGAAACAGTATTGATACCAAAGGTAAATGGTGGCCCAAGGAACTGCATCGCATGCAACGATACATCCGTAAACACCAGTACCTGCTGTCGTGTTTCAACAGCCGTGATGATCTCGGACCCGGAACCAAGGCGCAAGTCCCCAGCCGTGTTGGTTGCCGTAGCGTTCCACTCGGTTAAAGAAGCTTGGTCCGAGAATCGTATGAGCAACGGATCCTGAACCCCAGGATTAAGCTCACTGTCGCAACCAAACGCGATAATGTGCCGATCACGGTCCGAAACCAGAACCTTTTTAGCTATCACCGGAGTAGTGTTTGCCCCTGTTAACGAGGCAAGTTCCACGGCTCTTGTGCTTGTTCCGTTGGTTTTGTCCCAATAAAACAAATCGCCGTCTCGCACGTTAATAAGTAAGTCTTCGCCAAAATTATCATGCGACCAAATGCGAAGGGTTTGACCCGATGTGGTTAGATTTGCAGAACTGTCCCAAGCTCCGCGTCCCCACGTTCCCGCGCCCCAACCCGCGCCCGTGATCGTCGTGTCAAGGCCCGTGTTGATCTGGTATGTTCCCACAGTAGAGGACCCGCCTGCACCGGATCCGCTGGCGATATTTGCAAAAACAAGAGTGTCATTTATTCCCGTTGAAGTAGTGATCGAAGACATCGACTCTTCTGTACGAGCGTTTATGTAGTAAGTGTTGTCATTAGGCACATACGCAATCTGGTATTCTTGGTTTAATACGTTACTCGTAATCGTTCCAGAAAGTGTGGTAACCGTTAAAACTAAATCATTCGTTGGTGTGGCTCCACCCAAACTCGTTCCTGCAATTGTAATAGTGTCGTTGTCTGCATACGCTGACCCACCATTCTCCACATAATTAACTGTGTAGGTGTTGTTAGAGCTATTTTTGGTGATGTTAAACTTTGCCCCTGTTCCAGAACCGCTTGTAGACGTTTGTCCTACGTCACTAAAGGTAGCACTTATTCCCGTGGAAAGACCGCTAGTCACTGCAACAGAGCCAATGTTTCCCGATGCATTGACTGACGCCGCACCAGAAAAAGTAACAAAGTCATTTGCCAAGGCACCGTGGTTAGTATCTGTAACAATAATTGTAGAGAAACTAACGTCTATAAGAGCTCCAGTGTGTGTTGCAGCATCTGTTCCTTTTTGTCCTCGCAAACACCCCTGAAGTGTTGTTCCTGAAACCGCAGCATATGAAATTATTTCGTCGTTTATTTTTACAAACCCTGTTTCTGGAAGAGAGCCTCCTCCAAAATACAACAACGGTCCAATTTCAGTTTGATCTATGCTGATGTCTAGCGAACCAGATGGGTTAAACATCAACGTCTTAAACGTTTGAAAGGTTACGTCCCCCGCTGCCGTAGTGGCGCGGATCGGAGTAATGTCGTTATACCCACCACCCTCGTTTATGTAATATTTTAGGTGCGTACCAACGCCCAAGTACCGCTCACCTTGGAGCGCGACCCATGGGTGCAATGCACGGCATGTACCTAAAAAGTAGGTGGAAGACGTTGGCTCCCACCCACCTATTTTTTCTGGAAAGCCAAACCGAAACCTAACCTTGTCCATATCAAACCACCCGCCCTCGTTGGAGTACGACGTAGTTTCACGGTTAATTCCTGGTCGGAACTGGAGCTTGGTCAGAGGCATTCGGTACTCCTAGTTTACAACTTCCGCTTCTTCGACTTCCTCTGGATTTTCCAAAGCGTCAGCCAAGAGTTCAACAAACTTCTGACGGCCTACCGCAAGCTGGTCCAAGTTGAACTGAGCGTTATCCATTTTACGCCCTAGATCGTTTACATGGTTCAGCATTGCTTTTTGTTTATCCGTCATGTCTTCGACAAAGTATTCTGTGTCGTTGACTGTTATTGGGGTCTTTTCATTTTTACCCATAATAGTCTCCTTTTAAGGTTAAGTTATGACCACGGTAGGGGTTCTACAGTGGGGCTTACGGGAGGGTTAATCATTGAGTTGATCTGTCCATCCACATTCGCTTGGTAGTTAGCAACTCCGTCTACGCCAAGGTCATCTTGTACCCAGCCAAGAACCTGAGCTTCTGTCAAGTTAGCGTAAGGCGTAAACGTGTCGCCTTCTTGTGTGAAATTATTAATTCCACCAATACTTGCGGTATTTGTACCGTCTGTGCCTGTTAGCGTCCATTTTGCGCTTACCACGAAATCTGGTTCCGGCGTGGGCATTGTGGACATGTTGTCTATTGTCCATGTGTATGTAATCGCCATTTCTTTCTCCTTTTCTGACTAATCTTATGCGACTTTTACAATGATCTTTGCACGACCATCATTTTCTATTGCGATTACCTTACCCACCGCTGACATATATTGTTCCAGCGTTGGAGAAGATACCGCTTGACCTGTAATACCTGTGCCGTCCTGAACAGGGATAATAAAGTCACCGACTGTTGCGCCTGTGACATTCACAGGAACTTGACCTGAGAATGCCATTCGATCAACAGTTGCACGGGCTGCTTCCAGCGCTGCGTTGTAGGTGTCTTTTTCTTCTTGCGGAGCGTCCTTGCTAGGTTGCTCTCCCAACACCTCATCTGTACCCCAAGTATCACCACCGACATATGAAGGGTTAGTTGATTTTACGATAAACGAAATTGCATCTGCAAAAACATTTGTGAGTTTACCTTCAGAATTTATCCCAGCTATATCACCTTTAGTTAAAGTAAAATTACCAGCTTTTACCATGTATTCCGCATAGTCAGCACCAGAAGCATTTACAGTTCCAGCGCAGTTTATTGATCGGCTTGAGCCGCTATTTTTAGACACCCCTATAATGTGTGCGGCTGTGCTTACGCCAGATTCAGCACTTGCTACAAACATTCTCACAGCATTTTGCCCACCACTAGCAGAGGTCAAAAACTGACATAGGAGATTTCCTTCGGTTTCAGTGCTGGCAATAACGTGGTTTGATTGACCAAAATAACCTTCAGCTCCAGCAGTAACCCTAAACCAACCAGATGCATCAATATGCATCCTAGGATTACCATCCCCATCAGACAGCACGATTTGGTTGTCAGAGGAAGTGATAGCCAAGCCGCCTTGGTTGCCGTTGTAGCGTCCAAGGACGGTGCATTTGTTACTAGTGATTTGTGCTCCAGCTTCATTACCAACTAAGGTATTATAGTTTCCGCTATTAATCGCACTTCCAGCGTTATAACCCAATGCGGTGTTATACGACCCTGCCTGTGCGGTATCCAATGCCAGCATACCAACGGCAGTATTGTAGGAACCTGTTTTTACGTTTGCTCCAGAATCGTACCCTAGAAAAGTGTTACGTTCCCCCGTGCTTAAATCGATACCAGCAAATGGTCCTATTGCGGTGTTATAATCTCCAGTATGCTTAGTGCTGCTAGATTGCCCTCTACCCGCTTGATATCCGATAAGAGTGGCCCAGTCGGCTGTACAGAATTGTCCTGATTGATAGCCAAAGGCTTGAACGCCACCACCCGATGGGGAACTGTGATATTCTCCCGCTTGCTTACCTACTATTGTAGCTTCGTTTATATTGCCGCCTTGGCCCGTGGTATCGCCTATAATTACATTGTTATCACCAACTTCGTTGTAGTAACCAGCGTCACGGCCCATATATGTGTTGTTTGTACCAGTAAGATTGTTGTAGCCAGCACCCTTACCAACAGCCGTTAAAGTACCAGATGTATTGTCATAACCAGCCTCATAGCCAACCAATGTGTTGCCGTCAGATGTATTATTTCTTCCCGCTTGAACACCAATAGCAACACCGTTACTGAAAGCTGAACCAATGCGGAAAGCTGATCCACCAATGGCTATGTTGTAGTTTCCATTTTGTTGTCCATTTAAAGTATCAACACCAATGGCTACGTTTTGTGTTCCACCTACCATCTGTTGAGCTGTTGTGCGCCCAATGGCTACATTGAAATCTCCTGTAACGGTATCAGGCAACGCTTGATAGCCAATGGCTACGTTGTGCGCACCATCATACACATTGTGACCAGCTTGATACCCAATACCGATATTTCCTGAACCGATTGTGTTTTCTAGTGCCTCTCTTCCTACAGCTACGTTTTCTGCGCCCGTTTGAGTGTTCGACAGTGCGTTATACCCTATGCCAACATTACTAGACGCGGTTGTCAGTCTGTCTAGCGCGAACACACCCACGGCTACGTTAGCACCGCCAGAAGTGATTTCTTTTAAGGCTTCTTTGCCCACGGCCACATTGCTTGCGGATGTATTTCCAGTACTAGAACCCGCTGACATAGCATAAGAACCAATTGCTGTATTTGCTGCGCCAGTCGTATATCGCCCCGCCAAATAGCCCATCGCGGTATTATCGTTTGTGGTAGTTTGTTTGGATAGTGAAAGGTATCCAACCGCATTATTCCTAGTGCCTGACTCGTTCACATACAGTGCCCGATAACCGACACCAACATTGTTACTTGCGGTAGTTGTTCCCCGAAGCGCGTTAGTACCCACTCCAACATTGTTATTTCCTGTAGCTGCGCCTGCGGCACTATTAGGTCCCGAGGCTGTTCCGACATAAGTGTTGTCTGCCCCTGTTGAAACATAGTACCCAGCGTCTTTACCTAAAAAGACGTTTTGACCGCCTGTTGTAAGGCTAGTACCAGCGCGCCATCCCACCATAACATTGCTATTCGCGGTATAACTCGCACTGGAGGCCGCATCTGCCCCGACAATGGTGTTTTGAGCGCCCCCCGTACCTAAATAATAAGCACGAGATCCAACAACAGTATTGTTGCTTCCTGACTCCAGATTTTCCATCGCTTGATAGCCGACAGCAACATTATATGTATCCGTATTACCCGATAAATTCACACTTGCTAGGGTATACATGCCCAAAGCAGTGTTGCGGTCTGCACCGTCAGAATCACCCATCGAATAGTAGCCCAAGGCTACGTTGTTATTGCCTGTCGTGTTCCCCAGCATGGCTTGGTAGCCAATGGCTGTGTTGGCTCCAGATAGGTTATTTTTACCCGCCTCGTGCCCGACAAAAGTCAGTCCAGCGCCTGTTTGGTTGAGTTTTCCAGCAGAATTACCAATCGCGATGTTTTGAGAAGCGGTACTCGTTGTGGTCAAGGCAAAAACACCTATACCAATATTGCTACTGCCGCTAGTAAGGCCGTTTAACGCAGATCGCCCTATGCCGATAGCATCGGTTCCTGTATATACAGCACCCGCCATTGCATCTCTACCAATCGCGATTGCATTGTCACCATCAGTAGCTGCCGTTAATGCGCTGTCGCCAATAGCGATATTACCAGCCGCGCCAGAAATAATACTATCTAACGCAGCATTACCTAACGCTACGTTGTCTGTGCCAACAGGATAATTCCCATCCAGCTTGATCGTGCCGCTAGATACGTCTAGCGCAGCAGCAAACGTAGCCTTCCCAGAATCGTCAAAGTATAATCGAGGATTTCCATCACCGTCTGAAAGAACAATGTGGTTGTCACTGTTGCGGATGTCCAAGCCACCTTGGTTGCCGTCAAACCGACCTAGAATACTGTTCTTCGAACCGCCAACAATTACGTCCCCTGATTGATGCCCGACAAACGTGTTGTAATTAGCGTTAGCCGAAGCCGTACCTGTTCCAGAACCCGCACCTGTAGCCGTGAATGTGCCACCTACAGTGTTGGACGACGCACCGATTAAAGTGAAGTCTGTCGTCCCAAGAGTTTGAATGGTGTAGTTTACCCCAGAAACAGTAGCCGTGGCTACGATTTCATCACCAAGAGCATCTCCTGCCTGCTTTCCGATAACTGTGTTATTTGATCCAGAAACCATGTCGTTAAGAGCATTTACCCCCAATGCGACATTTGAAGATCCCGTAATCAAAGACCCTCCCGCAAGATAACCAACCGCAACGTTTGAAGATGCGGTCGAAACTTGTAAAGCTCCGTTTCCTATCGCTACGTTTTGATCTCCAGTAGTGACCGCAGATAACGCAGCACTTCCCAACGCTACATTATAATTACCGCCAGAGGCTAGTGCATCACCTGCCTGATTACCTAACGCCACGTTGCCTGTACCGTTAGGATAATTCCCATCCAGCTTGATCGTGCCACCATCGACTGACAGGTTGCCAGCTACTGTAACACCGTCTGTTACGGCTGTGCCAGTGATGTCTACACCTGTGCTGGTGGTTTCTAAGGTTTTCGTTCCATAGTAAAACATCTGTGCCTTACCAACAGAGCCATCAGCACGAAAATATTCCGTTAAACCACCAGAGCCATCATCTGACCGTATTTTTACATCTTTGTCATCACCTTGTGACTGAAGGTACAAATGTCCAACACCAGCGGCATCAACATAATTATTAGACCCACTATGGTAAATCTGTAGGTCAGACCCAGCACCGAAGATGGCTTTGTCGTCGTCACCAAACAAGACATTCGTGCCGCCCGTCGTGTTGCCGTTAGCTAGAACCTCGGCAAGCGTATCCTGTGCCGCGGCCTTGTCATCGACATATTTCTTAATAGACTGCTGTGTCGCTAACGCCGTTGCGCTGTCGGAAGACATATCGTCTTCGTCTAAAATCGCAGTGACCGACACGCTACCTAAGCGAAGACCGTCAAAAAACGCATTGTTAAAGACGTTCGCCGCTACTGCGCCAGTTCCAGCTCCGTTGAAAAACACAACCGCTGTCGTACCCGCAGGAACATCATAGTCGTTGGACGCACTATATGTGCCTTGAAACAACCTAATAACCCGTGTTCCACCAAGATCATTGCGAACATATATAATCTTTTCAGAATCGTTAGGCGTCAGTTGGACGTAAACAGTCGCATCTGCGGCGCCAGGTGTTCCCGTAAAAACAACCAAACGATTGCGTCCGTTTGAATTTGCACCGTCGCTGATCGGAAGAGAGTTAGGGGATCCTGAACTTCCCGCGGAAGTCAGGGCTATCGAAACCTGACCATCAAGCGCAGTATCCAAAAGCTCCATGTTTGTGTTTGTTGTATCGCCCCATGTGCCGGACTGTTCACCTGTGCCAATGAGCTCGATACCGTTATTTAATGTATATGTACTAGGCATGTTTTTATCCTATGCTGCTTCTCGGGTCCAACCTGGAGATTGCGAAGGAGTTTCGCTAGACCACCCAGGGGATTGTGTTGGTTGTTCGGGAGTATAGCTTGGATCTTGATTTGGAACAATACGTCCCCAAACAAGAACCTGACCAACCTGCCCAGTGGCAGATACTCCAGTGACATTAACATCTACAGACGTAGTGGTGGTAACAGAACCAACGGCTCCTGTGGCCTCAACGCCAGTGACATCAATAAACGAAATTGTTTCAACAGTAACACCGCCAACGTTGCCCGTCGCCTCAAGACCTGAAGGCAGGACACGCGCCGCTGCTGTTACCGTGACGGCGCCGACCGCTGCTGTAGCTTCAAGCCCAGTTACGGGGACGATTGCGTCGGCATCCACTGTAACAGTGCCGACATTGCCCGTGGCAGCTAAACCAGTAACAGAGATATTGGCGTTACCAATAACGGTAGCTGTTCCTACCTGCCCTGTCGCCTCTACCCCCGTCGGGAACACGTTGGCTTTCGCTACAACGGTTACTGTTCCCACCGACGCGGTGGCTTCCAACCCAGTTACAGGCACATTAGCCTCCGCAACAACTGTTACGGAACCAACTGAACCTGTTGCTTTAGGAAGGTCTGTTTGACCCCACGGCATATCGCCCCAACCGAAGCGGGACCAACCGCCGATTGGAACGATGATATCTGCCATTAGGCTATCCGGATTATAGCGTTACTTGCGTCCGCTGTTGGAAAAACAATGGTGAAATCCCCTGCCGTTGACGTTTTGTCCGCGCCAAAATCTAACACAACAACTGCCGGATTAGTTACCGAAAGAGATGTGGTATTCGGAGTAGTGTTATAAATCACTGCTCCACGCGCCGTAATCGTCGCCGTAGAAAACGTCAGGTTTTGAAAGTCAGTCAGTGCTGTAGTGCCGCTAGAAGTTGGATCTACACAAGTTAACGCTCCACCCCCCGCCGTATACCCTGTTCCGCTTACCTCGTTGTTTGTAGCGTAGTTCTCTACACTAGCGTCCATAGTGCTTCCAGAACCGCCCATATCAGAAGGAACAGCACTGTTAGTGTATAGCGCCAGTTTAAAGGTGTCTCCGTTAGCGAGATCAAAATCATGGACACCAAACAAGAGCTCTTTCTTGAATGATGTGCTCATTGCATTTCCAGAAAAAGCCATGTCACATTCTCCTTATAAGTTCCGCAAGCTCTGGGTGCCCTGCGTCTGTGAGTGCATTATATATCGTGGTTCTGTCACTTTTGATAGCTTCTCGTAAATAAAACTCTACGACCTTTACAACCTGCTTTTTAAACGCATTTGCTTGCGCCTGTATCGCAGGATGCGAGCCATCCGAAACAGAAATAATTTTATCCGCACACCGTCCTGCAACTTCTTCCGGAGAAAAGCCTCGACCTTGAGTGGTGTGTACCTCTACCTTAAAGTCGTTTGATAATTCTAAACCTGGCATCATGATCTAGGAGTCCTCAAAGTACCATAACGGTACTCGTCTATTGTCTCTTGAGCCTCGCCCAAGTTCTTCAGTCTGGAGACACCCTCGCCATATCGCTGCATATACATCTGCATAAGGTTCGGATCCCCTTTCATAAATGTATACGCTTCTACCAACGATCCGTAAAGCAAAGCTATTTCAGCATTTGTGCTTAACCAACTGGTGCCACTGTCTGCCCCAGCAGTCAAAGAGGCTGGGCGATACAGATAATGTATGTCCACAGTGTAGTTAGCGTTAGGAGTTGGAGCCAAAATAAAGTTATCAACGTCGAACTGGGCGTAGTATCTCGGTTGTCCCGTCGTCGTCGGATCGGGGGTGTATGTCTGTACAAAGTCTAAGTCCTTAAATAACAGGAACTCAGCATCCCCACTCACATCAATGCTCAACGAAAACGGAGCAAGAAAATCAGACGGAGCAGCCAAATACTGATTTCCGGTCGTCATAGTCCCCGCTTGATTCTTTTGAAACAGATTTAGCTGCACACTTTTAAGTATGCGCTCCTCCGCCAACCTAATAAACAAGGGCAGGTTGTTCACAAACGTTGTCTCGTCGTTCTCGGTGTAATCCTGAATGGCTTGCTTCAGTTCGCCGTATGTCATTGTCATGTTGTCACCGTCACTATGCCGACCTTACCTATCGCACGAATACGCTCCAATGTAGGCGCTTCGACGGTCGGAGTGTCAACGTACACCTGTAATGCTTCTGCTTGATCTGGTCGTGGATTACGAAGAGCCTGCGGATCGGGAGAAGCTTTAGGAGGAAATAATTGTGGGTGCTTGGGGTCAAACTCGTCAGGACCTACCTTGGCACCCGTCCACTCAACCTGCATCTCACGCAGACGGTAACGGCGACCAGACCGATCAGATATTCCCCATGCGTGTTTACCCGATGCGTATGGCATTAAACCCTCAAATAACGAATGCTAGGCTGCAACTTCAACGGAACTCGATCCTCGTCTTCGTCAGCAGCGCGTTGGAATTCTTCCTCGTATACAGACTTTAAAAGCTGTAGACGCTCTGGAGCCCGCTTCATCGCAAGATAGTAAGCAAGACCAGCAACCATACAAGGATAAAACCTAAAAGGCATGTCAGTAGTGTTGACAAGATTATCTGCGTCCTCAATCCGTTGCACATAGTAGTAGATAATTTGGTCCGTAGAGTTCTCAGGAACAGCCCATAAATTAATTACAGGATTAATCTGCCTATTGAACCAAAACTGACTAGGCCGACCCTGAGTCGTTTTGTTAGGCAAAGTAACGTAATCCCCACGACTGATCCGCTGGACTTCATAGTCTGTGTTGTCCCTGCGAAGAACAATCTCCAAGACATCAACTACATCCGGCAGCAATGTTTCCGCAGCTTGACCTTGCGTAAGGGTGATCGTCCCCTGCTCAACGGTCCACATGTTGATCCCACGGTTTGCCCAGTCCGCAAACATCAGGTTCAAGGACCGACGCGCCGTCCGCGCATCGTAGCCAGTGCGAACTTCTAATCCGCACCGCTCATATGCTTCCTCGATTATCTCACCGACATCGAGATTAAAGTCTCTTGATCCTGAAGTTGCCATATCGTTAACTCATATTTGTGTCACGAACGCCGCGACCAGCCATTACACAACCACCATTCATGTAGCCGACTTTACCACCGCGCATCATGCCGTTTACTTTACCGCCGCGCATCATTTTTACAGGGCCTCCGCGCATCATGCCGTTTACTTTACCGCCGCGCATCATGCCTTTAACACCACGCCCTTTAAGAACGTCTGCTTGCGTTACCTTACCGTCTCCGGTTAAATCAGGGAAATTTTTACCCGGCATTTTATATACTCCTGTTTCTACGGCCTAAGATGTGCCGTTCATAGTCTTGGGGATCATAGTTTGTATAATACCCTAGTTTTTCCAACTTTGCAGCAGCATTTTCTAACTCAGACCAACGCTGTATAAAAACAATGGCATGCTCTCTCAAATACGCAAGCAGCCATATGTCAATTCCTACTGACGCAAAAAACTTGTTGAGCGCCATACACTCTTCTTCTAATCGATCATAGTCGTAATCGTAGTCATAATCAAAGACCATCGTGACTTTGTATCCAGTGTTGAAAAACTTTGATGTCTCGTGCAGAACATCCGCCCACAATCCATCCGACACTAAAATCTTTACTTCATGGTTTTGAACCGCAGGCAAAGCAAAAGGACAGGCCGCTACACCGTTAGTATGCGCGGTAGGCCTTGATAGTTCTTCTGCCCATTCTCGTATCAATACACTCTCACCAATCCGCCATCAGCTTTTTTGTTCTTCCAACTTATTCTCTTTGACGACTTTTTCTTTTTAGAAGCAGACGTACATTGCGCCATAGTAGGACGACACGCTGGGTAACTTTTTCTCTTCTCGCCCTTTTTGCGACCACAAGGCTTTCCTGTTTTACAATCAACCCAGCCCTTACCATCGTTCTGAGAAAACCATTCCCGCAAAGAGTTTTTCTTCTTCGCCATCAGAAATGCCTCGTACTTTTACGCTTGCCTTCTTCTACGCAGCCACAACCCGAAGCAATTATACCGCCCCCTTTATACCGATTCTTTGCTGGACGTTTAGGGTTGTCAACTGAAGCAATCAATCCGCCGTCAGCCTTCTTGTTCTTTTTAGTAGAGTTTCCCCAGTTTGCGGCCCCTACCTTTCGACATTTCGACAGGGCCCCCGAAGCGTAGGCGCTGGGCCACACCTTGTACCGGGCTTTTACCTTTCGGTAACACGCGTCCTTTTTTGTCTTTTTTTCTGCCATTACTGATTTCCTCTGGAGGCTTGGATACCTGGAACGGAATGGATGTTCTGCTGATGCTCATTATACCGTGCGCTCCTTACTAAAAAATCCTGCCACATAGGCTTGATCATATCGTAGTTTTCACCGACCCGATAAGTGATTACCGCTGTTTCAGCTTTGAGTTGATAAAGCTGCAATGCGCCCCAACTCAGAAGTCCAACAGTCAGAATTGACGCAACGTTATTAAAATCAACCCTCATCACCACGCCTTACACGACCAATACTTGGCCTTTAATTTATCTAAGGTTCCTTTGTCACAGCCGTGACGAGCTCGAAAAGATTTCCTGCGTTTAGGGTTGTCTTTCTTAATAGACATATTGGCGTCCCCGAAACGAATTATTTTTTCCTTACCATTAGCACAAGCTTTAACAACCGACTTTTTTCCACCGGATATCTGGCGCTTAGGCTTGTTGCATTTCATCTTGGACTTGTCGATCTTTGCCATAACTATTCCACAATTACTGATATGGTGGTATTGGCGGGAATCGAAGCGTACACACCTTTTTTAGCTAGTATACCATCCCCAGGGAGAAATATCTCGTCCATACCTTGAGAAGTTTCATCTACTCTGAGTAATACTTTTCCCGACGCTTCTGACGCGTTGTCATAAAGTACAACATGCCCAGTGGCTCCAGACTCATAAGTCAAAAGTACACCTTGTAGACGACAGCGCCGTTGGACCAACGCTGCCGAAGTTTGTGAGTAAAACGATGTTACCTCACTACCAACCATATTACCTCCTAAGACAATATGATTGTGAGTTGGTTTGCAGAACCCGTAAATGCAGCTATGTACACTCCCGCGCTGGCTACGATGCCGTCATCCGGAATGTTCATAACATGATGACCTGCGGGGAATGTCTGCGTGAGCAAAACATCACCACTAGCGTCACCGTTCTTTATAGTAAACGCGCCCGCTGCGGCGGCATAAATCACCACTTGACGAAGCCGGGACCGAGTTGGTCCGACAATCGCCGCCGAGGTTCCTTGAACCCAATTATATGCTGTTACTGGACCAGCCATGATTTATCTCCTTATCCTGCGGAGACAGTTACAACACCTGAATTGCTGTACAGTTGACCTGCTACAGATGGGTCAGAAGTCGGAAGGTCGCTGATGATTACGACACTGTTTGTGCCATTGTGAGAAATAGAAATATTGTCCGTAACTGCGCCTGTGGTAGCGTTTTTCGTTACATCTTTAAATCCGTTCTCCGAGCGAACTGGACCGTTAAAAGTAGTATTAGCCATGTGGATCTCCTGTCGCGGCTAGTGTCAGTCGCACCATGCGACTGTCAGGGATACCAGAACAATACAGGAGATTTATCCAAAAAGAAAGGGGCTACCTAAGTAGCCCCCAGTTTGGGAGGAGGTCATATGAAACCCTCCCTAACTATAACACAGATTACGCCCCGGGTGAACCGAATACGCAACGTGGGTCGCTAAAGCCAAAGCTGTAACGCTCACGCGCTTTAAAGCGCATGTTGCCTGTGTCGAAGTCTGCTTCCATGTTGGTAGACAGAGGAGTACGCTCAAAGTGGATCATTCCACGAGGCGCATCCGTCATGATGAAGAACG